GAACCAGATCCAATTGGAGAAATTTCTAAAATTGAAAAGGAACTTGTGTATTTCAATATTAAACTTCTTCCCCCTCATCTATTAAAATCAAAAGAAGAGTTCTGTATTGAAGGCGAGAATATTCGTTTTGGACTTCTGTCTGTTAAAGGAATCAGCGAGAAGACTGTCAAAGCTGTTAATGAGTTCAGAAAAGAATTTCAAAACAAGTTCGACATCTTTGAGACTGCATCTCAAGCCAATCTGAATATTGGAGTCCTTTGCGCCTTGATTCAAGCTGGTGCTTTGGATGGTGACTTCAAGCAGTCTAGAAGTAAAATAGTATATGAAGCCCAGCTTTGGAACGTCTTAACTAATAAGGAGAAGATTAATGCAAAGCTATTTGGTGAGACTTTTGATTATGACTTAGTTAAAATCCTTATGCACATGAAGGACAATAAGGATGTTCAAGGCAAACCTTATATTAAAGAATCAAGACTTCAGACCCTGCGAACCAAAGCAGATCCCTATAAAAAGATCTATGAAATCAATAGCAAGTCAGAGAGTTTTGCTAATTGGTTTTATGAGAATTCTATTATTGGATATAGCGTCAGAAATAAACTGAGAGAAGTTTTTATTTCAAAGAAAGATGATCTAGTTTACATTAAAGACATCGCGGACTTTGCCGAGAAAGATGAAGTCTCATTTATTGGAGTTATTCAAGAGTGTAAGTCAGGAGTTTCAAGAGAGAAGAAGACTAGATACTTCAAGATGCAAATCTCAGATGAAACTGCATCAGTCAACGTCATGATCTTCTCTGACAAGATCGATGATATGCAGAATCTGAATAATAGAATGCCAAAAGAAGAAGATATCGTTATCGTTACTGGACAGAAGTTTGGAGACTCTGTATTTGCAAGACTTGTCGCCATTCAAACTCATACAGTTTACACTAAGCTTTCCCAATTAAAAGCCGAAAAAAATAATTGATAAATCACGTTTTTTCAGGCAAAATAATGTCTGAATGAACCTACAATTTTATAAGGGAAATGCAAAAGTAACTGGAACCGCTTGCTCTTTTCAAACGAAGGATACCTCTTTGTTTGTTAATTTTATCAAGCAGCACTCTTGGAACGAAGCCAAGAAGCTTGGGTCTTTTCGTGAGAACGCAAAGAACCCAGAGAAGACTACTGTATTAAAGTTTAATGCAGTCGAAGCAGCAGGTATCGTAGATGCAATCAACAGAAATGCTGAGTACAAGTTCTATCATACCGCTCCTAACTCAAATGCAATGGGCAAATTCTGCCCGTATCTCAGAGACAATAATCAGATTGGATTTTCTTTCAATGCCTCAAAGGAGCAAAAGGGAGATTCAGTTAATAAGGTTAGCTTTTTGATTGGCTTCACTTTTGCAGAAGCAATTCTCGTCAAAGAGTTCTTGCAAGAGTTTATCAGAAACTCTTTCTATGCTCAAGACAAAGCCGCTTCAGCCCCAAAGGAGGCTCAAGAAGAGGAAGCCCCAAAGAAGCCAGCTTATAATAAAATTCAACTAAATCAAACTGCTGCCCAAACTGAAGCAGAGGCTCAAGCAGAAGAACTCGTATTCTAATGCGAAAGAAAAAGATAGTAATTCAAACGGATTGGTGCCTCGCTAAAACTGGATTCGGTAGGGCAGCGAAGGAACTAGTCTCTTACCTGTATAACACTGGTAAGTATGATATTATCCATTACTGCGGGGGAACCCAAGTGGGTTCTCCCGCTTTATCCAAGACTCCTTGGAAGAGTCTTGGAAGTGTCCCTACCGATCCCAATGAGATCAATAGGATAAATGCTGATCCCGCCCTCGCTAGAGATGTATCCTATGGATCTTATTATATTGATCAAGTAATCAAGGAAGAGAAGCCTGATATTTGGATTGGAGCGCAAGATCCTTGGGCTTTCACTCAATACTATAATAAACACTGGTATAAGAATATCACTTCTCTTCTTTGGGTTACCCTTGATTCTCTTCCGATCTATGATGAAGCAATAAATCAAGCAAAAAAGTCTTCTCAATACTGGATCTGGAGTGAGTTTGCTACAAAAGAAATGCATAAAATTGGCATCAATAATGCCAGAACCATGCATGGTCCAGTAAATCATTCTAAATTTAGTTATTTGGGAGCCGAGAAAAAGAAGCAACTTAAGGCACGTTTTGGTCTTAGTGATTCTTTTATTGTCGGTTTCGTATTTAGAAATCAACTTCGCAAGTCTGTACCTAACCTGTTAGAAGGTTTTAGAGACTTTACTAAAAATCATCCCGATGTAAAAAACGCAAAGCTATTACTCCATACTCATTGGGGCGAAGGCTGGGATATTCATAAGCTTGCAGACGAATATCAAATAGATAAAAAAGATATCTATACGACTTATGTTTGCAATAAATGTAAAAATTACTTCATTACGCCTTTTCAAGGCCAAGAATTAAAGTGTCCATCTTGTAATTCTGATAAAAGCTGTTCTACAACAAATACTGGATTTGGTGTAACCGAAGAACAGTTGTGTGAGGTTTATAATTTGATGGATGTTTATTGTCATCCGTTTACTAGCGGCGGACAAGAGATTCCAATCCAAGAAGCAAAATATTGTGAGCTTGTAACTTTAGTAACTAACTATAGTTGCGGAGAAGATATGTGTCACCCTGATGCTGCTTCTATTGCTCTTGAATGGTCAGAGTATAGAGAGCATGGCACTCAGTTTAGAAAAGCTTCTACTTATCCTCAGTCTATAGCAAAACAGTTGTATCATGTCTACAAGATGCCAGAGTCTGAAAAGAGACAAATGGGTCAAAAGGCTAGAAAATGGGCTATAGAAAACTATTCTGTTCCTGTTATTGGAAAGATGTTCGAACAGTATATCGACTCTATTCCTTTCACATCTTATGACTTCTCCTTGAAGGAAGAAGAAAAAGACCCTAATGCCAGCGTCCCAAATATTACCGATAATGGAGAATGGCTAATCTTCATGTATCATAATATTCTGAAGATGAAGCAGGTCAATCAGAATGATGATGGATACAAGCATTGGATGAAAAAACTTTCTGAAGGAGAAAGCCGCCAGAATGTTGAAAACTATTTCCGCCAAGTAGCCGCACAAGAAAATCAAAAAAATAGGAAAATTGATTTTGAAGAAATTCTAGATCCTAATGACAAAGGAAAGAGAATTCTTTTTGTAATGCCAGAAAGCATTGGAGATATTTATCTCTGTACCGCTCTTCTTGAGTCAATAAAAGAAACCTATCCTGACCATAATCTATACTTCGCCACTAAGAAAGATTATTTCTCTATCATCGAAGGTAATCCTTATGTCCATAGAATTATAGAATATATTCCTCAAATGGATAGCTTGCTGTGGCTAGAAGGATATGGAGACCATCAGGGGTATTTTGAAATAGCTTTCTTGCCTCACATAGGTACTCAAAAAATGCTAAACTATCTTCATAACGGCAAAGACAAGATCGCATTCGATATTAAATAATATGCACCTTTTAGAGCAATATTCTCTAGCTTCTGGAGTTAAGATTAAGAAGCCTTATATCTACGAAAAATTTTTTCCTGTTACCGCTGACAAATATATCACTTTTCATCCAAGCTCTAAGCCTTCAAAGACTTATGATTATTGGCAGGAAGTAGTTAATCTTATTTTTCCTATTCTAAATGAAAAAGGAATAAAAATTATCCAGCTTGGACAAGACAAAGAAAAGGTTTACAGCAATGTTCTAAGTTTTGTTGGATTAACTAATATTAATCAAACAGCTTTCGTTCTAAAAGACTCACTTCTTCATTTTGGAGCAGATAGCTTCCCTACTCATATTGCTTCTGGTTATGGTAAAAAGATTGTAGCATTGTATTCCAATAACTACATCAATTGCGTGAAGCCTTTCTTCGGAGACCCTAAAGACCATATTTTGCTTGAGCCGAAGAGGACTAACAAGCCAACGTTTTCTTTTGAGGAGAATCCCAAAACAATCAATTCAATAAAGCCAGAGCATATTGCTAATAGTATTCTAAAATTACTAGGCATCCCTCATAACAACTCTATCCAAACTCTTTATTTCGGCACCGAATACAATAACATGAGATTAGAAATGGTGCCTAATCAAATTGTAAACCCAAAACAGTTTAATTCTAATAATATTGTTGTTAGAATGGACTTGGAGCATAACGAGAAATTCCTCAACGAACAGCTTCAAGTTTGTCAATGCTTTATAATCACAGACAAACCTATTGATCCAAATATTATTATTAATAATAAAAATAATATTGGAAGAATTTTTTACGAAATTAAAGAAAACAACAACATAGGATTTGCAGACTTTTTAGCATCTAGTAATATTTCTTATCAATTGTTTACTTATTTAGAAGGCAAGGAATTAGAAGAAATTAAACTTAAATACCTTGAACAAGAGCATATTACTCAAATGCCAATTAATCTAAAAAAGAAAACTGGCATCGAATATACTTCCAACGCTTTCTATAAATCAAACAAGAGATTAATTAGTAATGGCAAAGTTTACTTGAGTGAATCTTCTTTAAAAAATGGAATTGAAGCAAAGCAGCTTGCTGAACCCGTTATCGACTGTCCAGAGTTCTGGAAAGAGGTTGAGAATTTCTGGATTTTTAGAGTTGATAAGTCCGCAGTTTCGGCATAGTATATCTATGTGAATACTGTAAAGAAACTTGTTCGTTCCTCTGAAGGTCTCATTGAAGGTGTAGAATATCACTTTAATGATGACGGTTCTATTAACTGGCGAAAAATGATCAAGCCAGAATTCCTTGTTCCAAACAGGGATAAGACCAATGAAACTGATGTTACTAAGCTAGAAGATAAAGATCTACTCATCCTTCTAGCTGGAATTAAATATGTAGCACAACTTAGAGGATTTCACTCTGTTGATTACACCGTAACCTCTCCAAGTTCAGACTATGTAGTAGCAGTTTGTAAAATAGACTGGATTTCAAACTATGAAACAGAAGGAAATTGCATTACATTTTCTTCTATTGGAGATGCTTCTCCCGGTAACACTAAGGACTTTGCTCGTCATTTCTTGGGTCCAATTGCCGAAAATAGAGCGTTTATTCGCTGCGTCCGAAACTTCTTAAAGATCAACATCGTTGGTCAAGATGAAATTGGCAAGTCGAAGAACAATGTTGTTGATGATTCCGCCGAGTCTTCAGCCATCTTTGAGCCTCATGCTATTCTTGAAAAAGTAATGAAAGAGAAGAGCGTTACTTTTACGAAGCTTAAAGAAAAATTGATTAAAGAAAACTATACTAACGCTGATTCTCTTATGTCAATAGCTGACATTCCAAAGATTAAAATCTTTGAATTGATTGAAAGAATTCAAAAGCTTAAGTAATTAAGAAACTCCGATTCCGGGCGAGCTAGAACCTGCTCCTACTGAACCTGCAAATATTTTACTTGAAGAGCTTACTGTTCCTAATCCTTTAAATAGAGAAGCTTCTGAATTAATAGTTTCAATTCTAAGTTTTAAGTATTTAGAGTCAATTGGATCATTTGCAATGACGTAATCTCCAGACGGAGGAATATTGGTAGAAAAATCTACTCTTAAATATTTTCCATTCTTGGAAGGTTTAGTTGTGGTAAGCATAAACCTCTTTCCGTTATACCCAGTGGGATAAAGGATTGAGGTTTTTAATTGTAAATCCATGCTATTAAAATCAGCATCGTCATTAGAATAAATCTCATCATATCTAAGTGTTAAATTATTTTTACCAACATATTGATTACCCGTTAAAATAATATCAGCTATTCTTGCGAAGTTATTTGGATTTTGAATAGTTAAAAATGGCTGATCTGTTGTTTCATAAACTGCTCCATAGTTAGCTAATCTCATGTCTAGTTTTTCACCAACCACGAAACCGTTATCCAATGGAAACGTAACTGACGGGCTATAATAAGCATAGTATTTAGAACCATCTCCACTTTGTGCAGCAAAGTTGTTTCCAGAAAAAATTAAGTTCGCAGGTGGATTTTTTAATATAAACCCAGAAGAAGGATTTGATACTATAGCGTTATTGCCTTGCCAGAAATTTGGAGTAGAAGAAGTTGGATTAAATATTATATCTACTCCTGTAACTTGACCAACATATGGAGGCATGAAAGAAACTAAAGCGTTTGCAGTTGGAACTCCTGCTCCTCCATCTGTAAAGCCTATTGATATTGCAGATGATGCATAACCAGCACCTCCACTAATAATACTGTATCCAGTAATATTTCCGCCAGCAGAATTAAAGAAATTTATCTTTGCCTGTTTTTTATTAAATTGGAAGACTGTTGGGAAATTTTCTACTAGCACTCCATTTACTTTTGTAAAAAAGTTAACACCAGTCAAATACCTAACTCCTTCACCATTGAAAGTAATAACAGAGCCATCCCATCCGCTAACCTGAGTTGTTCCATCTAGTCTATATGTTAAGTTATTGTTTAGATAAGCGTCATTGATTGAGATGAATGGAATATAATTAAAATTACCAGTAACAGGATACTCTTCTCCTAAATAAGTTTGGAGATAGAACATTCCAGAGATTGGCCTTATGTCTTCTACGTCTTTGCCATGTAAATTCTTTCCTGCCATTGATGGAGGATAGAATTTTAACTGACCATAATCTTTATAAATAACACTACTATTTAAGTCTCTAGAATCAGTTACTACTGTTATTCCTGATTTATAATTAACTGCTAAATAAGGGAAAGACGTAGCTATTGCTCCAGAAGCTCCTCTAGCAAGAGTACCAACTCCCTCAAATTTAATTCCTGTTACATAATTAAGATTTTCTCCAGTTAAAGTAATTAGTGATCTATATGTACCTGTTAGAATGTTTAAAGATGAAGTAGAAATAGATGGAGCTTTAATTGTGATAGTTTTGTACATGTTATCTGCATCAAAGCTATTTCTTTGGAAAAATATCTGACCACTTCCAACATATCCATCTAAAGTTATGTAACTATTTGAACTTACTGTGGTTCCAATGCCAATCGTATCTGAACCACTGAGTAGCAATCCTAAGTCAGGTATTTGAGAAGAAACGTCTGATACAATATTTAAATTTCCAGAAAGAATAGAGTATCCAGTATAAGGTTGAGCTAATCCAGAAAGGGTAGAGATGTCAGCAACTGACATTGCTTGAGAAATTAAATACTGACCTGTTTTATTTGTTAGATTATTAAATCCACTAATGTAAAGGTCTCTTGTTTGAAAATTATGAGCATTGATTCCTGTAACTAATATAATATCTCTAGTTCTATAAGTATCAGTATTTGAACCAGAAACAGTTGTGCTTGGATTAAATGAAGGAGAAAATCCTTTTATTTCAACAGTGGTGCCTGAATTAAAAAATCTAAAAACCCCTTTCTTTACATCTCTCGGCACTCTTATCAAAGCTCCAGTTGAAGTAGGAGCTACAACATGAGGATATTTTATTATTTCATTATTAAATCCAACGCCATAAAAATCAAGACTACTTAAATTACTACCAGACAGAGTTATTGAATCATTAAAATAAGCAGAGTTTGGAGTTATTTTTGAGATAATAGGGTTAATAAAAGTTAAAGAATCTGTCGTAGTTACTCTTGTACTACCATTAACAACTATTGGACCATCTGTAATATCATAAACTTGAGGAATGAAAAAGCTTAATCCGCTAATGCTTTGCCTTCTAAAAGCTGTAATTACCTTGTAAGCACCATCTTGTCTGCCTAGTTCTATAGAAGTAACTGTATTTAAAAATTTTCCAGATAGGGTAATTAAAGTATTTGCGACCCCAGTTATTGGAGAAAATCCATCTACAACAAGAGTTCCGCTCGCTATAGGCAAACCACTTGGATAAGTATAATTATAGTAATTAGAATTGATAGAAAGAGAATCGCCGCTTTGAGCAAAATCAGGAACAGTAAATACTATTCTTTGAGAAAACTCTGAACCATCTTGAGATATAGTATAATTGCTAACAGGATAACTTCCTATGTTAATTGAACCTACATAGTAGATGTCGCTTCCGTATCCAGTTGCTGGCTGACCTTGGGTTAATAATGCGGGATATATTCCTGTTATTGTTGGAGTTTTAAGGAATGTGAATTGTTTATCAAACCCACCAGTAATTCTAGAATATGTGTTATCTAATACTAAATTAGTTTTTCTAGTTGAAGATAAGTTAGGAGTATTAAGACTTAAATAACCGAAAGTCCTAACGTTATCATCTATTAAGTCAGCATTTGCATGAATTAAAACCTCTGTATTTGAATTATTTCTGGCTCTCCTAATAGGAGCAAAATTAGAATATTGATAAGGATTTTCTCTTACAACTCTAACTTCATCTATATAACCGCTCCAATAATTAGCAGGAGTATTTGCATAATCTCTTCCAATATAAATATCAAAAACTGGATTTGTTAAACTCTTGTCGGCATTTAAACTAAAATCAAGATTAGAAGTAGCAAAGTTCAAATTGTAATTAATTCCAGATAAATTAATTGGTGCGCCATTCAATAATATCTTTCCACTAATACTGCTTCTATTAAAGTAGCTCTTACAAATTGAAAGTCGATTCCAGTCGCTTGTATTTATTTGTCCAGAAAAGTTTGAATTAAATCCATCCCAATCAATACCAGACACGACTAATTGATTAGAAGTGACAAAGACATTTAATCCACTTTGACTACCTATCAAGAATTTTTTATCTGAAGAAGAAAAACTAGCCAATGGTCTAAAGTCTAACTCCACTGCAAAAGTGTTTCCATAGCTTAAAGGAATGTTTGGAGATTGACCAGTAATAGAAAACTTAATGTATGGTCCGGGGCTTCCAGAAAATAAGAAGCTTCTGTCGTCATATTTTGACGTATTGTTGCTTATTCTTACAGAGCTAGAAGCTGTTAAATCTTTTGCGTTTCTAAATGTCGATTGATAAGAATAGCTATTTGAATTTTCTGTAGCCTCAACTAATGAATTAGCGTCTCCAGTGTCTTGGAAAAGAATTTGCGTTTCTGGATACATATTGTGACCAATGATTTCTACTGAACCGCCAATGTAATTTTCAAATGTAGAAACATTTTTTATCATTGGATCTGCTTTTATTATTTCAAAATTCTTAAACAAGAAGTCTCTTCCTCCTGAATTTTTTATCGTAATATCGTAACATCCAGCATCAGCATTCGTTCCAGTAAAAGTTAAACTAGAACCAACAGAGTTTTTTACAAAAGCAGAGATTGGAAATACCTTGTTATAAAGTCCATAATTGTAATCTTCTACATAACCAGATATGTCTCTAATCTTAGATAGTTGAGTTCTATCTCCTCTATAATCATAATCAGAATAATTACCTTGCAGCAATATAACTGTATTTTGAGTATCAAATAATCCAGAACCAGTCATTACTTGACCAATAGAACTATATAATCCAGCACCTTTAATAATTCTGAAATCTTCTATATATCCAGAAAATGGATTTACTCCATAAGCTCCATAAGAACCCGTATTATGAGTTCCAATAAATAAGCCGCTACCCGCTGTTATTGTATAAGGAGTTCCAGCAGAAACAGTAGAAAAAGATTGCCTATTAGTACCGCTTATTGCCACAAATGTATCACCATTTGCAGAAGTTCTAGATATTATTACTTTAGTCCATTGATTTGCTGGAATCAAAGAAGTCGCAATTGTAGCTTTAGCTGAATTACTAGCGTAAAATGTCCAATTAGTGCTTGCAGCAGCTTTATAAAAATAAAAACCATTTCCATCCCATCCTTGATCTTGGAACATATCAATTCTTGGAGTTGAAGTGTATGGCAATGGATTAACTGAAAATTCTATAGTAAATGGATCTGCTCCAAAACTAAAATCACCACCAGAAGGAGAAGGAATTTGCAGATAAGAACTTCCGCTAAACAGTAAAGATCTACCAAAAAGCCCAACTTGAGAACTTCTAACTCCGCTATTTAATATAGTTTTTGGTTGTCTATAGTTTAGTCCGCTTAGAGTAATTCCAGTAGCGTAATTAAAGTTTTTACCGATGGCAATATTAGATTGTCCAGAATTTAAATAGTAATTTAAAGCATTAAATACAACAGGAGCTTTAAGAACAGTTATTTGATTTCTGGAAGTAAAAGTAGTGTCGTCTTTTGAATTTATTGTTACAAATCCAGCATTAGCATTTACAGGAACAACGCCCGAAATAATATCTCCACCTCCAGTAAAAGGAGCAGTCACAAATCCAGTAACTCCATTGTCTACAGAAGTAGTAAAGTTGACAGGGAAGTAGCTTTGATTTACATAAGACAAGTTAAAATTATTTCCAGATATTCTAAGTATGTCTCCTTCATATGGCAGATTATCACTAAATCCACTTATATAAATGCGACCATAAAAATTAAAATCACTAGCTACGGAAACTATTCCAGTATTATTATAACCGCTAACTCTAATTGGACCTGTTGTATAACCACTTGGAACCTTAACTAATAGAACGCCGCTATCTGGTTGATAAGATAGATTTGTTCCAGTGATATTATTAAAGGATACATATTGTACGCCACTTAATGATTTGCCACTTACTGCAACAAATTGACCAACCTCTTGTGTTTGTGGTATTATGGCATCCAATCTTGGTATTGGAAAAAAGTCTACTCCACTTACATACATTGGAGAAGAGACCGAATTTCCAGTAATAAAATAAAATTTAGCCTGACCAAAAGCTACATTTTCTGGAACGTTAAATTCAATATATTCTGGTGAAGCGTCGTAATAAGAAAAATCAATGAAGCCAGCACCGGGAAGCTGCAATCCACTTACTGCATAAAGACCCGCGCCCGTGACGCGCATCTTTTGATTTATTAAACCTGTATTGTAGCTTGGCATATTATAATCCTTGAAACTGCGTAGATAATCTTATATCATTAACAGATACACTTGTTTTAAAGTTAAAAATAGAAGAAGAAGTCGTCTCTTCTGTCTCTATGAAAATAGCAGCAGCACCTTTTAAACTTGTAGGAGCAACCGCAGTAAGCAAAGAAGTAGAAACCGGAGTAAAAGAAGCTGCCTCTGTGTTTCCAAAAAGAATCCTTTTAACGTTTATAAAATTACTTCCATTTATTGTCACGGTGGCTCCGGGCAATATAACTCTTGGAGTGAAATCAGTTATTGCTGGTCTAAAATGCGAGAAGTCTTGTTTTAAAGAAAACTCAGATCTTATGTATCCTTGAGACTCGACAGAAGATCTTTTAGAGGAAATTATTCCCGCAAAAGACAATGTATCAAGAGGAACTGCCCCTGTTTGAAGCGAAATATAAAAGTCGCAAGGAACTCCAGAATATGGGAGAGAAACATTAAAGTTATCTATCTCAAAAGAAACCGATTGAGACCTCTTTCCAAGATAAGCCCTACCGCTTTGATCAAAAGTAGAAGCTCCTTCTTTATTGTACTTCTGGACCTCTCTTTGGTATTGATAGCTAAAATTTGTAAAATTATAACCGTTAGAATCAAAAGCAGTACCATCTAGATTTCCAGACAGATAAAAATTTGAAAAATTTAAGGGTGTAATTTCTGGCACATTGGCCGGGGCAGTAGGAGAAAAAGAGCCTTTTAATGTTTCAAAAACTTTAAGCTCAAGATCTACTTTAGCTAAAGAATCTGGAGACCCTTTTATAGAATAGCTTGTAACGTAACCACTTTGGAAATATAGACCACAAAAATTTCCAGAAATACCCTGCTCAGAATTTGCGCCTAAAAGATATTCCTTAACAAAGTCTTTTCCTGTCAAGTAATAAGAAATAGAAAAACTTGTATCTACTGTATCTTCTGGAGAATATGTATAAGAGTTCTTTTTAAATTCTTCATTATAAACAGGAGTGTTACTTGAATCAAGAGACATATTTACATTAGTGGCTAGTATGTCTACGCCACTTAGCTTAAATGTGCAATTTTTATAGTTGAAAAACATTTAGAAACTCCTTTTTAATGATATTTTATTTTTAGCGAAATCGTCAATATTAATTGATAGATTGGAAGAGTCAATCTTACTTCCTGAAGTGTTGATAATCATTATTGATTGATCGCCAAAAGTAGTTATGTTTATCTTGGCGTTTTCTGCTGTTGATAAGTCTGCGTTAGAGAAATTTGAATTAAAATTTTCTACAGTAAAATCAAACGTTTCTTCTCCAGCGGACAAATCAACTTGTCTTGGTCTTTGTTGACCGACTGAATAAATTGGATTCCAGTTGATAGAGATGCCGTAGTTGAAGTCTAAAACATTATAAAGAGCGGCTGTTCCTGAGACTTTAGCATTCCACGAATGAGCTATGCCTGATCCGCTGGCTAAATTATTAATTGCAGTTTTGTCATTAATACTTCCAGAAAGATTAGAAAAACTAGAAAGAGAAACAGAAGCTTGTACTTTTGAATTAGGATTTACTGTCAATGAATATCTAGAAGGATAAAAAGACCCACTTACCCCTGCCAAAACAACCTGAACAGGAACAACTGCTTCAGGAAAGCTACCAGTAAAAATTCCTGTTTTTATGTAATCGAAACATTTATATATAGGATCAGAGATGTTTGGAAAATAAGTAAACTCAATATTAGTCTCATCTGCTTTAGTTTTAAACATCTGAGACGAGTTTTGTCTTCCGATTACATAAGTAGAATTTATGTTTCTATTTACTCCAATAGAAGTATTCTGAGCCAGAACTAGTCCTGACCCAAAACGCGAATTAAATATTACTTCACACTCATTAAAATATTTCATCCTTTTGCCTTATTTCAGATAGCCCCTGTACCTTACCGTTATTCCTACAGGAGAATTTACACTAGCAGAGAAGTCTTCGGAAACGTCAATGAAATAACATAACGAACTTCCAAAATTAAAGTTTACTGAATTACCATTAAAATCTTTAGTGTTAATATAAAAATTACTTATATTCTTCAAGTTATAAGACAAATCAGACAGCTTTTGAAGCACATAGTTGTCTTGAGCTATATTAAAATCACAACTCACTTCAAGAGGGTAAATACTTTTAACAGAAAAAGGAGTGGAAGAGCCTAAGTAATAGGCGGGATTTCTATTAACTGCTATGCTTAAATTGAAAGAATTGACTCTATTTGTTGTGAAATCATTTATTCCTATATCAATAGTGTTTGAGTTTACCAATGCTGTTGAGCTAGTTTGATTAAAAGAACCCGCCGAAGAAATTGAACCAGCATCATTAAAAATTTGAAAATCTGCTCTAACAGTAGGAATTTCTCCGATTTGGGCACCGCAAGTATAAGAAGTTAAATATCCACTTTGAAATCCAAATAGGATATTAGAACTAGGATTAGCCTTCTTGGTTACGAAGCCATAATTTCCAGCTTCCCCTGTGCAACCAAGAAAATCATTGGACGTTGTTAATAAACTAGTCACAGACAAATTAGCAGCCTTTGCTCCTTCTGGAGTGTAAAAGCTGCTATTCATACCAAGATATTTGGTATGTTGAACTGGCATTTGATAGGAAGCCTGAATCTCCTGAACGCCATGAACTTGGCTTTGATTCAAGTAAAAATCCAAGTTCTGCTTATTTAGTCGAGATAATGCCATCTTATTTTATTATTTACACAAAAAAGTGTAATAATAAGTTGGTAAAAGGTAAAAGGTATGTCTAGTTCAATTTTTAATATTAGCTCATGGAGCAATTCTGTCGCATACAATAAGCATGACATTATTGTGTATACAGATAATCGATACTATTATGCCAAAGCTGGCGTACCCACAAATAATCCTCCAGTCTATTCTAATGTAATCTCTAATACTGATGCTTACTGGGGAGGATATTTTCAACACCCAGTCGTCAAGAAAGACTACCCTTTGTTTATTTGGAAGCCTTCTTATCAAACTCAAGCAAATTTTGATCCCAAAGTTAATGTAATAAAATATGGAGATGGATACGAAAAGAGAGTTAGCGATCAAATAAACTTTAATCTTCTTAATTTTGAATTAAACTTTGATGGATTAACTCTAGATGAATGTACTGCAATACTGCACTTTTTAAGTGCTAGATCTGCGAAAACAGCTTTCATTTACTACCCATCTGCGCCTTATTCAGTTGCATCAACTGATGCCAAGCTATTTGTTTGTAGAAGATGGAGTTCATCTAATCCATTTTTTAATAACTTTTCCATAAAGGCTACGTTCGAAGAAGTACCAGCATAATCCTATGGCTACTCAACAAGACAAAGATTCATCTTTAAAAGTAAACAGAGAGTTCTTTTCTCTTGAGCCTTCTTCGATAATTTCTTTATTTGAAGTAGACTTAACTGAAATTGGATTTGATACTGCTTCTCAGTTTGTAGTTAACATTAAGAATTTTCAAATATCATTGCCGGGAGCAGAAACTGGTGTTTTTAATTATAGGGTAATTCGCCTTCATAATAATTTAAAGCTCGGAAGAAACATCATTTACTGGAAAGGAAATGCGTATCTACCTGCTCCGCTTTCTACAGAGGGTTTTGAAATAGCTTCAAGAGGCGTATTTCCTAAGCCTAAAGTTCAGATCAGTTTTTCTGATGATATGCTTGATGTGTTTAGCTTATTTAGAGGAACTGTTAATTTTGGAGATTTAATTGGAGCTAAGTTTACTAGAATTAGAACATTTGCTAAATTTCTTGACAGATCAAATTTCTATCAAAACGACGGAACCTCTCCTCTGTCGCCAGATAGACTTATAATACCAGAAGGATTTGATCCTGATCCTAATTGCGAGTTTCCTAGGGATATTTATTATTTTGATAGAAAATCTTCTGAAAACAAAAATAGTATTCAATTTGAACTATCAAGTGCTATAGATCTAGACAGAGCTAAACTCCCTAAACGAAGAGTATTAAGTTATATTTGTCCTTGGCAATATAGAGGAGAAGGCTGTCTCTATGAATATAAAGAAAAACTAACTGAAGATACTCATGGCACTATAACTCCAATACCAAATAAAAGCGATTCTACTGGAGAAAAAGCTCCTGTTTGCGCCACTGAAGATGATCAAATAATCTCAAAGATGCCAATCTTTTCTGGCACAACAGTAGGAACTAATAAAATAGAATCTTGGAAACTCTCAACAACTTATAACAAAGGCGACGTAGTAGTTATTAATAAGAAAAATATTAATTTCTATTTTGTTGCCAAGACAAACGTTCCCATGAATATCCCACCTCCAAATGGACAATACTGGATAGCTGACCAATGCTCTAAGAGTATAAAAGGATGTAAGATTAGATTTGGAGAAAATGCTTTACCTTTTGGCGGATTCTATGGAGTATCTAATTACAATAGAGGAGCATTGTAATGGTTTCGGATGAAATAAAAGCAAAAATAAAAGAACACGCACTAAAGGAAAATCCTGAAGAATGCTGCGGTCTTTTAGTGCTGAATAGAAAAAATATCCTAGAAGCATTTCCATGCAGGAATGTTGCCCAAGATAAAGAAAACGAATTCATTGTATGTCAAATGGACTACTTGAAAGCAACGATGAATGGCAGAATTACTGGAATTTATCATTCACACTGCATACAAGATAACTCTTTTTCAGAACTAGACAAACAAATAAGCCATAAACTTAATCTAAAGAATGTAGTATATATACTAAAAAAAGACTCTTTTGAAGAATATTCTCCAGAAAACTACTATAATAAATACATAAATAAAAACTTTGTTATAAATCAATCTGACTGTTTATCAATAGTAGAAAATTACTATAACGAAGAATTTGGAGTTAAAATTTTTCATTACGAAAGAGGCGCAGATTGGGACAAAAACTATCCAGAATTTGTTAAAAACAAGTTGATCGCGTTTTGTGAATCAGAGGACTTTGATAAGTTTTTTGAAAAAGAAAACTTCATTAAAATAGAAGGTATAGAAAACGCTAAAAAACATGATATTATTGTGTTCAAGTATTTAGATAACTATCCTTCTCATTTTGGTATTTACCTTGAACAAGGTTATATCCTACATCAACCAAGAAATAAAAAGTCAGTAATAGAAAAACTAACAGACGCAGAGAAGAGAAGAATCTATTGTTTTGCAAGGAGTAAACAATTATGCTAACAGAAGAGCTTAAAAATAAAATCATAGAACACGCTAATACTTCTAATAATGAAGTATGTGGCGTTTTAGTACATACAGATAACGGACTAGAGGTACAAAAGAAAGATAACCTTATTAATTCAGCTACTGAATTTGCGATGGATATTTATAGCCAATCTAATTTTGCGGCTTATTATCATTCTCATATTAATTTTGATTCTATTTCTGATGCAGATATAATTGTTTCGGAAAGACTAGGTTTACCTTGTATAGTTTACAATAAACAGAGCGGAACTTTCCATAACTATTATCCCAATGGATACAAAATCCAATACACTAAAAGACCTTTCCTTTTAGGATTTGCTGATTGCCTTTGGCTAGTAAAAGATTATTTCTGTCACGATTTAAATATCCATCTATGCCCAGAATTAGAAGTTCTAAAAGAATCTGTATCTGAAGAAGAATATAACGAGGTCTCGACCAAGAGATTTATAGACGAAGAAGGAGCATTAAAAGAAAAAGATAATTACTTAAAAAGGTATTTTGAATATAACGGATTTAAAGAAGTTTTTGATTTTAAAAAGAATGATGTTCTAATAATGAGAACAAAAGCTTATAATTTTCCAATACACTGCGCTGTTTATATTGGAGAAGACACTATTTTGCATCATCCCGGAAATAAGCGTTCTCTTACCGAAAAGCTTTCTAACCAATACAAAAAATGGGTAATTTATATAATGAGACATCACCTTTATGACTAGTATTACCTTACACGGAGAAATAGCAGAACAAGTAGGAAGAGAAAGTTGGAATTTAAAAGTAAATTCCATAAAGGAAGCATTGCGAGCTATTCAGGTCTTGTCTAAAGGCAAGCTCTTAAAATATCTAATAGGAGCAGCAGAAAAAAGCGTAGAGTACAAAGTGCTTGTTAATAAGAGAGAAATAATGAATCCAGAAAATATTTCTCTAGAAAAACCAGACTCTATTCTCAATTCTGAATTAGTAATGATTAATGAAAAGCTAGAAACCTTAGATATCGTTCCAATTATTAGGGGTGCTGGTGGGGGAGGCGGAAACAATACAACCAAAGGAGTCTTAGCTTTAGTTCTTGGCGTTTTGTTAATAGCTACAGGCGTTTTTGCACCTGCTGCATTAGGCTTTGTTGCTGGTTCTACAACAAGCGCAACGATTGCAGGAGCGATGATTGGAGCAGGTATAGGATTAGCTGTAACAGGTATTACATTATTAATGATGTCGCCTCCAAAATTTGATGATTTTAGAAAAATACAAGAAGACGGCAGCAAGCCAAACTACTTATTTGATGGACCTTCTAACATTCTTGGAGAAGGCGGTCCAGTTCCAATTGGTTACGGTAGAATGAAAATAGGATCTCAGACAGTTGAAGTATCTGTCAATAACATTGAGTTAGATAATAAATCAACGGCAGCAGACGTAAAAGCTCAAATAAATAATATATAAAATGAACAATCTTGAAGATTTTAAATACATAAAAGGTTTTGGTGGAGGTGGAGGTGGAGCAAGTGCAGCCCCAACGCCAACTGCTGCATATGAAGATGCTGAAGGATTTGTATATGATGGACTTACTTATAACGTATACCAATTTGCTAAAGTAAAAGATCTTTTGTCAGAGGGACCAATTGAAGGTCTTCTTGAGGGACAATATAGCTTTTCAGGTCAAGTTGGAGACCTAGGATTTAAAAAAGTTACTTATAATGAATACCCATCAGTTGTGGGTAGCGATGGAGAATCAAAATATTTAAGATCAGTTCAATGGAATCAAACCCCTCTTTTAGACAGCCAAGATAAATACAACTTCCAGCAAATAAACATTCAAGCAACTAATGGAACCCCAGAAGGGACTTCATCTGGAGGAGAGTTTGACAATGTTTCTTATATCCGCTCAATAGGAGAGAGACTTAGAGGTCCAAATCTACTAGCTTCAACTGAAGATGAAACTCTTGATTATCAAAGAACTTATCGCATTTTAAACAGGGAATGCAAAAAGATTTCTCTTAATTTTAGAATTTCTTCTCTTTATGTCAGTTTAAAATATCAGGATTTAAAACCAATATCAGAAGGCACTTTAAAAATAGAAGGAGTAACAAGTGCCAATCAAAGCAGCAGCACATTTACATTAGATCCAGCAAGTAGAGATGTTGAATTAACTAATGGACAAACATTAGATGCTGGGGTGGGTTCTGTAATCCGTCATAACTTTAAAATAAGAATTAGAATTTCGCCAATTTACAAAGAAGGCTATAATAGCAACTCCGCAGTACTTGATCTAATTTCAGACAAAGCCAAAGTAATTGATGATTCTAAAGACTTAGCTGTCACAGTGGACACTTTCCCTCAAATATTCGAACTAGAGTCGAAAGGAAAAATTACTCAAGGATATTCTAAACAAATTATTTTTGACACCTCTTCCAAGTTTCTATCATTGAACGAAAATGAAAATTGGTTAGGTTGGGATATATCAGTATTAAAGATTACTCCAGAAGACACTTATTCTTCAAGAGCTTCTTTTATAAATCTAGAAAGCATTACTGAAATATATTCTTCTTCGTTTAGATATACGAATTCTGCTATTGTAACTTCTAAGTTTAATGCTGCCTATTTCTCAAAGATTCCAGAAAGATCTTATGATGTTAAACTATTAAAGGTTAAGGTTCCTGCTAATTATGATCCAATAACAAAAACCTATGGAAATACGACTCCGCTTTCAATTACAGCCACTAATTCATTCGCTAAGACTGATAAAGTAATTACAACAGATTTCTTTGTTGGAGAAAATAACGTATATACAAATTCAGACAATGTTAACCCTCCAATTACAGATGGACTAATTGCTCAGTTTGACGCAAGTAATGCTTCTTTAACCACTTCAACAGGATCAGTAACTAATTGGCCCAATACTGTAGCTGGATCAACTATAAAATGCGTTTTAGGAAATGGAACTTACGCATCTCCAAATGGAAGTGCTAACAAGCCAACATACGGATCAACATATTCAGAGCAAAGCCCGAATGGAACTTATGGTGTTTCATTTACGACCACTCAGAAAGCAAGATTCGTTTACCAAACCGAAACAAGTCCATTAGCTGACGCTAGTAATAACTATACTGTATTTGCTGTCTGTAAATGGCACGACAGCGCAACCAACACAGAAAGGAATAGGATAATTTCTTCTTATAGTTTGGAAAATACTTTTGTTTTGGGGTTTGATGGTAAATTTAATAATGCTTTTACAGTAGGTAGTCAAATCTATGGAGTAATGCCTGTTAATTTTTATCAATTCAACCGTTCTAATTATTGGAATGATGCCAATGATACAAATACCTATATCGTAGGAACAAGCGTAAGCAATTTAAAAGATGTAAATATTTTCTGGCAAAATACTAACTACTTTGTAAGACCTATAAATGCAG